TCTGACCCATTTGTTTCATATATGCGCGAATCGGATCATCTGCGCGTTCTTTAGTTACTGGCATTATCTTATTATATTAGAGTTCCTTTTAGTTTTATTAACTACCTCTTAATATAATGTCTTTTGATCCTATGTTCAACTAAAGATTACAGTTTTTTTCAGAGTTCCTTTTGAAGTTCCTTTTACCAGTTAACCCATTCAGATGTAACTCTCGTCACACCCCATAATAAATAATCCACTATTGTGTAATCAAAATTTAAATTAACTCCATCTCCTTCTCTCTCTGATAAGAAAGTCCATCCTGAGAATGTATCATAATATTCTGTTGTATAATTTATACCTTGTTTACCTGGCCATAATACAGCAAAATATAGTCTACTAGGTATCTGTCCTATACCATAACTAAGACTATAATCTACTTGAGCTTTTGGAGGGTCATTTGGGTCGGTTACCTTTCTTGCTCTTTGAAATCCTGATGGAGGCCATAAAGTAATCAACCGCCTACTTGATAACATACCATTACTAACAGCCCATTTAGGAGCTTGTAATAAAATACCAGAAGAGTTAACTGTATGATAACTAAAATCTTGATTTCCCGATCCAATCTTCCTCCATCCTTCAGTCAATGGAGGAAAATTCTGCCTCAGTGCATAATAATAACCTGACCAGACGCCATCTTCTTGAACCCATAATATATCTGCTTCCCGTTCATTACCTTTTATTAAACCTTGAGATGATGATAAGTTTAAACCAGTAAAACTCATTGGTATAGGGGTACCTCTATTTAATATTGTCCATTCTGTCCTTGTAATAATATTAGTATTGTTTGTATTTACAAAACCTGCCATAACTAATCCCCACTCTTCATTTCTTTTTGATTCGTAAAAAAATCCACCAGTTATTAAAGTACCTCCCATATCGGTATCACCATAACCAACAGCGCGCCAACCCTCTGTAACTGGAGGAAAAACTTCTCCTCCTAGAGCATAATAAATTTGTAACCACGTACCATCATTTTGAATCACCCAAATAATATCAGCTTCGGAAGGGTTATTGCTTTTTTTAACATAAGCGTTAGTAGCATTTTCTCCAAATATTTTATATATGGTCTTAGCAGTACTACCATTAGGAGTTACTGAAGTATTTAAGCCTATTAAATTTAGAGAGTTAGGTTTTATTCTCTCTACTTGAAAACCGGTTAAGTTAGAGATCGTTTGAGCTCCTGAAGGGGATACTATTGCTAACAATAATATTAAGAGCCCTATTATAATGTAAGGCTTCATGTAAATATTTAGTCAACTATATACTTTAATCTACGATAAAGTAATCAGATCTAAAATCATATGTAGAACCTATAACTACAGTCCATGTTTTATTGACGATACCTACTCCTATTCTATTAAGTCTTTTTTCAAACAGCTTAGGTCTATTATCTTCACTCTTCCACCAAGCATCATATACAGCCTTGGGATCTATAGAACCTGTGTAAATTACTTCCGCCCAAGTTCCTCCATTCCAATCTACATCTCTTGCACGTTGTTCATATCCCTTACCATCTGATCCTGTATGACTAAAGAACTCTCTCTCTACCATATCTTGAGAATGTTCAGTAGATATTTTACATAATAGTTTATCTAGCTCTAAACACTCTAAGCCCATCATCATTCGATTTTTGTTCAAAATAGAAACCATCTCGCGTTGTTGTTCTGAAGCCCAGACTTGCTTAGCATTAAATGACTCAGAGTTAGCGTAATTTTTAAATTGTCTATCAAAACTATCAATTCTATCTAAAGTTTGTTTTAACTGAACGCCTCCTGGAACTGCTGTAACCATCCTATAGATAGGTGTCTTTTCGAACTCTTTCTCCCCATCGCACCATGAGATTTCTTCTCTACATTCATTAATAGCTTCGCAAGTATCATAAAGAGCAGAAATATCATAGCTATCTTTTATCTTCTCCCAACTAGAAGCTGCTTGCTCAAATAAAGCTATGCATTGAGTTACTTCTCTTTGCATACCCTCAAATGAGCCTGACTGTTGAACCTTTCTCCAATCCGTCTGCACCATCTCTTTTGCGTTGAGCGCTGCTATAAACCATGCGCCATACAATCGGTTAAACTGTTTAAATTTAGTAGGACTATCAACTGTCTTAAGAGCAGATGGTTTAGAGATATCTTCTACATGATCCTTCAACTCTCCTAAATGATAGTCAGATGCTCTTCCTATTAGAACTCTATACAGCCTCCTATCGTCTGGTTTGAGTTCTCCTTTTTTAAACTTATCTCTTACTGCCTTATAGCCAACTAAACGGCTATTTTTATTAGAAGACTTAAACAAGCTTAGTAATTTATCCTGCACTCTAGGACTCTCCAACGGGCTAGGAGCTGGTGCCTTTACCTGTATATGCATTTTAGGTTTGATTAACATTTTAGAATGAGGCGGAGGATCGTATCTCTGCGCTTCAACTAATGGTGCAAGTACAATTGTAGTTAGTAATATATATTTTTTCATAATAAATTGGTAGGAGCGGTGGGATTCGAACCCACACTGTACGGATTTTAAGTCCGTTGTCTCTGCCGTTGGACTACGCTCCCTAATCCGGATGAGGTATTTGAGCTGTTCCGCCGTCTATTTCATCAGGGAAAGGTACGTAGTATCTTGGATCTTCGTGTTTACCACAAAGCTGTAATCTTTTCTTTCTAGCGTTCATTTCATTATCAAACACTTCATCAATTATATTTGATGGCTTTAGACCTTCAAGCACCTTTATTGCTTCTTCAACTTTAGGTAGTCTGTTAGGTTGAACTTTAATTCCTTCTTGTAGGTTATCATTCATAACTAAGAATGCTTTAGCTAAACCTACTACTGTATCTATTGCTTCGTCTGTATCCATTTTAAATTTTTGGTGCGCCCGCTGGGATTTGAACCCAGGACCTATCGATTATGAGTCGAGTGCTCTTACCACTGAGCTACAAGCGCTAGTCAATTGCTGGGTTACTTTTAGCAACTATTGAACCAGTAGACAAATTAAATGCTACTAAGTCATCATGATGCATAGAGTATTCCTTAATGTAGGCTAGCGCTTGATCGAGAGTTTCTGTTAACTCTAGTCGTTCGTTTGCGTGGTCGTTAATAATACGAACCTCAAATCCATCTAAAGCCTTTTCTTTAAGTGCTTCTACAGTTGATGGTTCGTTGTTATTATTAACTAATACAGTATACTGTACATAAAAAATAGTTAAGATAAAGCAAATAAAAATCCTAAGTTCGAAATATTCTTTTTTCATACTTTTATTATATTAGAGTTCCTATTATGACCAGTTAATAGACTTGTAAGCTTTGATATTAATTCCTTCTGAGTCATCTTCTGTTAAAATAATTTTAATCTTATCTGTTTGCTCCAAAGGAATCTCTTTAGGTATGCCCGGGTCACTACTATTAAAGCTTGTAGAGTTAATAGTAATAAGCTCAACATCACAATCACCATGTATGTCTTTTTGTACTTCGAGCTTTTTAATTAGTTCTGAAATGACCATATTATATTGTAGTTTATTGTTTGTGTCTTTCCACTGTTACTTTTATAGATTTTTAGTCAATTTTATATAAATATTAACATGAGAGAATTCGATAAAGCAGCAAACAGTATCTTATCTGGGTTAAATGAAAACTTCATTAACAGCGCATCAGATGCTATTCAACATCACTGAGCTAAAACTATTGCACACCCAGGTCTGGGTGAAGAGGACGAAGAGTTTCTTGTAGTAGATCACAGCTTAACTCCTGATGGTGTTATTGAAGAGTATTATGTAGATTACAAAGATGAGTTAATCTCTGTTCCAGCTGATGAAGCTATTATAGTTAAAGAAGGAGGCCATCCTCCAGCGAGCGGTGAAGAAGAGCCTGCAGATGATGAGGATAAAGATGAAGAAGAAAAGAAGCACGATGAAGATGAAGAAGAGCTTAACTCAATTCGCGAAGCTTATGGTCTTCCTAAAAAGAGAAAAGGTCCTCATGGAGAGAAACCTAAACTCAATTGCAGATCAGTCTATAGTTTATAATATTAACTTAACATAAAAAAAAGCCTCCTTAAGGAGGCTTTTTTTATGAGCAGATATTTCTACTAAAGTTTTTCATCGCTGACCTCGCACCATTCGGAATAAAATACTTTTTATTATCGTTCCAACTCTCCTCTGAAAGTATCTCAATTTCTGCACCAGTCTTATGACCGTAAACCATCCGACCTTTCGGTCTAGAGACATCAGGTCCTGCATGCGCGCAAGCAGCGCAATTCTTAAACCCGTACTCAACTCTCTCTTTTTCGACTTTATTTCCACATCCACAAGTTACCATGCTGCATATATAGCTTGAGGAGAGTTTTCAAAATCAATGCGCTCTTTTTCTTTCATTTCATAGAAGGTCCTCATCATCTCCTCTTCACGAATCTGATCTTCTTTGAACGCGCGCATTTCACCATAAGTAAGTCCATGCTGCTTAGCATACTTCTTATCACTATCGGTAAGTTCTAACGTCATACTATTATTATATGATAGTTCCTTTTAACTATGCTTAAATTTTGCATACCAATCCATAATTTCATAGTGAAAGTCTTTTTCTGTGATTTCTTCAGATACTTCAATGTACCATTCAGGTTCTCCAGAAGCCGGCTTTTCAAAGATGTTAATCTTATTGATTACAGGATCGTGACGAAAAATGTATTTTCCAATTTGACCTTCCATTATATTAGACTTAGTTCCTCAGTTACTAATTTTGTTAGATATAAATGGCAAAAAATATCCAATTCTTCCGATATATCTTGACCAACGATTTCTTTATCTACATAATATACTTGCATATCTTTTATGCAAGGAATAGATTTTTTAAATTCATAATAAGAATGAACTAATATCCCGGGCCCTAGATTGGACTCCGGGATATAAGTTCTGTGAATATTTATCCCGCCCACTGAATCTTAGGCTCTTTTAGAACCCTAAGTGCTTTAGTTGAGAGAGTATTACCCATAAGAGATCTTACGAGCTTTTCTGGAGATTGCTTTCTACTATGAGTTTCAAACTCTGTAAAAGCATTTAGAGCATCCCAGCGAGACTCTCCGATATTACCTTGACCACTCTCATAAAGATCAACAATCTTTTCACGTTGATTAATCCTACGGGTTGACTCTTCCTTCTCTACAGGAATAAGCTTCTGAGTGAGCTTTGCCATTTGATCACGAGAGAACTTATTATTCTTTAGAAACTCAATAGTTTCATTGAATCCCGTAAAGTCTTCAATGTTACGAACAATTCGCTTAACCATACCTTCAACATTAGCTTCGAAAGTATCAGAATGCCGAAGATTATCTCCTCGCCTCTTCTCGATTAAATGAAGAGCGTTATCACAAGCAATCCTCTTAGTAGAAGGAGCACACTTATTAGAACTCATACCAGTATTATCGATAACAGTATAGAAGAAACCATCTACTTCATCACCATCAACATCAATTGGCTCTCCAAGCTTAGATTGAACAACAACTCGTTTACCTTCACCAGCCATCGTCCACCCAGTATGCTTAATATCACCTACCTTATCACTAGCAGAGTTTAAAATGTCGAACATCTCATCCATTTGAATTGGACGATACTTATTACCGCAACTACCTAGGTGTGCGCCGTTATCAGAGCGTTCAAGAGCGAATACTCCGTTATGTTCGCCGCGGTCATTTTTAAGCGGCACCTTATTTACCTCAAAGCGAGGTACTTCTTCTAGTGTTTCGATTTCTGTTAAGAATCCCATTGTTTTGTTTTGTTTTGTTCTACCCTTTTATTTTAACCTAGTTCCTTTAGATTAAATCTGTCAAATTTTTCTTCAGCCTTCTTGAATGAATCATAAATTTTTATAACCTCAGTAGTCAACTTCTCTTGCTTTCTAGCATCTTTTTCCTCTTTAGAATTATAGTATGCATTATACGATGCGAATCTAGCTACAGCAGTAAAGTTAAACACATATTCTTGAAAAGCATGTCTTAATTCATGAAGTATGCTTCCAAATACATACCGTCTTGTACCTTCAGTATCTAAGTCCATTGTATAATAACGCAAGCTTCGTGATGTTCGATCCATAGTAGATTGCTCTTTCACTCTGCTCTTCCATACCTTACATTCAATATTAATTTTTTGATCAAAACCTCTTTCGAAAATATTAGTACATATTCTACCCAGTAGGTCAAAATCTAGTTCAGTTTCTTTAATTATCCGTTTTGATGGATAGAATTTTATCATCCTACTCTTTTTATAACTGGTTCATTAACTCCTTCAGACAGAAGCTTATCTTTAACTTTAACTGCATCTTTATAATTATTGATGTGTTCCTTATGAAAACGCAGTAGACCAGATACATTATCACGGTATTCGATAATGTATTTTCCGTATTCGAAAGGTTTTATTGGCGGTCTGCGCCTTTTCATATAATAATTATATAGTAGTTCCTTCCGAGTTCCACTAAATATTAATGTGTTAGAACTAAAAATATTAGAATATAGTAAGGAGAAACAAGCTAAACTTCTCGAACCAGCGAAAAGAGCTCATAAGAAACCAGATATTGGAGTAGAGATTAACAATAAGTCTGCTTATTATGTTATTAGAGACTGTGCAATGATTACTCAGAAGTATCTTGTTTTACATATATGGGGAACGTATGATGATCCCTTTAAAGATCTTAAAGGTAAATTTACTACAGATGATGTAACGGACTTTTTAAAAAGAGCAAAATCAGATGCTACCGCAAATCAAATCAAGGATGTAATTATTTCCGCAATGCGAGATAAATTTGATACAACTGTTACCACATCTTCTTCATTTGACTACAGTGTTGAAGAAGATGATATTTATGGTTACTACGGAGAAGCGGAGCAAACTGATGATGATTTCGTAGAGCAAGAGATGACTGAAGAGGAAATGTTTTTGAAATTCTTTTCTGTATCTTAATTACCCAACTGATATTTTTAAATCAGTACCATCACGCCAAAGGTCTCCTGCTACTCCAGGATCAGACGTTGGTAAGTTTGGCATATTAACTTTAGTTGTTAGCAAATTAGTTGATATACTACCTCCATCTAACTGAATATAATTGCAAACTCCCCCAGAACCATTATCTGTTCTTAAGAACACATCACATGTATCAACTGAGTTTGTTATGTATAGATCACCAGTTTTATTGTTAATGTATGAATGATTGGCCGTATGAACTAGTTCTAAATCTCCACTTGACCCAGCTTGTAAGAAAACATCATCTTGCGCTCTAATATTTTTGTAAGCTCTAATTAAAGTACCACCACCATCAAATTGTAGATAATTAGCTACTCCTCCGGTACCATCATCAGACTGGATGAGGATATCTCCAGCGTCTTGATAGTTAGCAATGTATAAGTCATTAGTTGTATTTCTTATATTAGAATTAGTACCATCATGCCATATTGATAAATCGTAACCGGATCCAAAATATGAGTATACGCCATCTGCATTTAGTGTGGGTTTGTGATGGTTAAGTAATCCATTGTTTCCGTCTATTGTAAAATAATCAGTTACCCCACCGCTAAGATTATCAGTTTGGAAATTTATATTTTTATCATCAGCATAATTAATAATATTTAAATTACCTGTTGTGTTTTCAATGCTTGAATTAGTGCCGTTATGAAAAAGACTAAGGTCTGCACCAGCTCCTAAAGATAAACGGGCATTATCAGGGAAAACAGTATACGGATTACCAGCAGTATTAAGAGAGCTATCTAAACGGAAATATTCTTCATATCCTCCATCACCGTCATCAGCTCTAAATATAATATCTTTACCATCTGCAAAATTTGAAATGTAAAAATCACCAAGATAATTAGTTACACCGGAGTTAGTACCGTCATGACTAATCTTAAGATCACTACCATTACCAAACATTGCTTCAACACCATCTAAAATCTGCAAATTTTTGCAAAACTTATTTACTGAGTTAAGTCCATCTACTCTAAAATATTCGGCAACACTACCGCCGCTATCACCTCTAAATATTATAGATTTATCATCCTTTTCATTTTGTATGTAAAGATCTCCACAAGTATTTGCTATTGAAGAGTCTGTTCCATTATGTCTTATCTTTAAATCAGCACCAGATCCAAAGCATGCATAGTAATTATCAGCTAACGATAACCCAGTTAAAGATGCAGTACATCCAAATATCTTACCATCTCTTTCAACACAAAGTCTTGTAGCGCCATTATCTTGAACCCTAAGTAAATCATCATTATCAGCATCAAGACCAGTAACATTTATTCTAAGACCACTTGCGTTATTAGTAGAGCATGCTGTAATTATTGGTCCAGCTGCTTCCAGGTTTATACTACTAACTCCTTTGAGTCCTGTAGCACTAATAACTCCTGCTACTGTAAGCTTACAAGCCGGGCTGGTAGTACCTATACCAACATTATCACTATTAAAATAACTATCTCCATCAGAATTAAGTAAAACTCTTGTTACTCCACCAGCTTGGTTTACAATAAGTCTGCCAGCATCACTAGCGTTCGTCATAGTGACAACTTGAATACCAAGAGAATTTGTGTGTGTTAGTCCTCCTCTTACAGTAAGTTTTTGAGGAGCAGTATTAGTACCTATGCCTACGTTACCTTGAAAGTAATTACTGCTTGGACCAGCAGCACTCAGACTTCCACTAGCGCTAATGTTACCAGCTACAGTTAGTTTTTCAGCTGGTGCTGGTGTTCCGATACCAACATTGCCATCGGTTCTGTTTACTACGAGAGCTTGAGAAACATCTGCTGTTCCTATTTCTAACCTATTAGCAGAACCGTCATATTTAATAAATGCTTGATGTGCGCCTCCGTCTGTTTCTGCAAACGCTAGCTTTCCACTATTTGCAGAATTGCCAGTTTCCGCATTTATTAAAATCGTTGGGTCTGAATCACCTTGAACATTCAATAAAGAGTTTGGCGAGGTTGTACCTATACCAATGCAACCGTCATGATCTATCCTCATTCTTTCTTGTAAATAATTAGAATCGCTTGTGTAAAAAACTAATTCAGGATTATAACCCGAATCAACTCTCTGTGCCATGATAGCTGATCTAGGTATACCTGTTGAACTATTAATAAATTCTATTCCTGCACAAGAGTTGTTAGTGGTAGTGGGGTTATCAATTCTTATAGTAGCTCCTTTTGTTGAACTGCCTTCTTGTACATGCAGTTTTTCCCCAGGTGATGTTGTTCCTATTCCGACATTACCTCCGAAGTAATTAGGTGATGTTCCTACAGCACTAAGTTGATTTGCAGTTATATCCCCATTTGCGCTTATGTCTCCTGTAACACTAAAACCAGATAATTCAAATTCGTAGTTAATTGTACCAGCTGAAAGTAAAGTAGTTGCATATATTTTATCTGCATTTATTTCTCCATTAACGGTCAAATTACCATCCATTGTACCACCAGCAGCAAATTGCTTAGCTACAGATCCCCCGCCGCCGCCATATGTATCAACAGCTCTCCGGAGAGTCATTATCTGTTGCTGAAAAGTGTTAGTTAAATTTGTTTGAATATCATCTTGTATTTTTTTAGGATCAATTTTTACATTTTTATCTCCATACTGCTCAATTACTGTAGCTGCTTCATTTTGATAATTTGCAAATTTTGATAATAAATCTTCTTTATTTTCTTTAATTAAATCAAAAATATATGCTTTAACTTTAGACTCTTCACCTGAAAAAGATTCTTCTATAACTTCTAATTTAGTATCAAAATAAGATCTAGCTGATTGTTCCGCTTTTGTAAACTTAGACTCTAAAGCTTCTTCTATATATTTCATAGAAGAATCTAAAGTATCCTCTAACCCTTTCTTTACATTACCTACACGGCTTAGTGTTTTATTAAAGCTCTTATTTAACTCATTATGAATATCAACTTTAGCCTTTGATATAGATATAACTTCAGCATCTAATTGCTTAAATCTTAAATTTATATCTTCATTAAGATCATCAATTTTTAGATCTAAGTTTTCTTGTAATAAATTAAAAGATTCTTTATTTTTTTTATCTTTATCTTCAACTAGTTTTATTAGAGTTGAAGTATAAATTTCATCTGTCAGCTCCTTTAAGTTTTCTTTTAGTAAATCAACTGACTTATTATGTTCTTTTTTTACAGATGTAGTTAATTCATCACTATGATCATTTAAAGACTCTTTAATATAAATTTTTAACTTATCTTTTAAATTATCTTCTAACTGTATATTAGTTTCATACAATTCTAATTTAGTATTTTCAGCTACATTTAAAAACTCTTCTACAAATGACTTACGAGCATCAGAAATTATATCATTTACTTTACTCTCTTTTAATTCTAACGACTCAACTAGTTTTTTAATTTTAGCTTCTTGTTGTTGTTCCTCTAGTTTATGACTTGAAATTCTAGCTTCATCTATTTCGTGTATTATACTCTCTTCGAAGATACCTGAGCTCTGAGGTGTATTCTCATTAACAGTTTGTTTGTTAAAGGTTTTATTGTTAAGTAAAATTTCCTGAGGACCTTTACTTAAAATGAATTGTGCATTATATTGTGTGTTACCTACTTCTACTGGTATATTTACAACAGGATTACCTTTATATGTAGTTAGTTTTTCTGCTATAAATGTTGAACCATTTATCTCAAATTCAAACACATCGAAGAAAACTTCCTCTAAACTTTCAACTCTTAAGATGTTATGAACTGAGCTAGTATAGGTAGGCTTTACCTCTTCGCTAAATAGTTTCATATACATATTTATTACACAGCGCTGTACTTTTCTACATAATATCTAATTGTATCACTAATAAAAAATTGTTGCTGTGAACTTACAGCTTTTAAGTTATGCTTAGTAGAAAGTTCGTATTTAAAGTCATGACCTGCTCTATCTTTTACAAACTCAATGTATTCTTCTCGAGCACCTATTACTTCTCTTTTATATTCAGGATAAAGAGTTTCAACATTATCAATAATTAAATTAATTAATTTTATGTTTGTATATATCGCGCTTCCTGTAATATTGTATATATGTGCAGGTACTGCATCAACTAATACTTCTAAGATAGCTTTAGCGTGATCTTCAGCATGAATCCACTCCCTTATATTTTCTCCAGTACCATAAACAGGTATTTTATCCCCTTTTACGATTGATCTGATAACAGTAGGTATTAATTTTTCATCACCTTGTCGCGGTCCATAATTATTACAACACCTTGTAATAGAAGCATCAATACCAAACGTTTCGATATATGACTGTACAAGTAAATCTGAACCTGCTTTAGTAGCTGAGTATGGTGACCTTGGAGCTAGAGGACTCTCTTCCGTAAATGGAGGATCATCTTTTCCTAAATGACCATAAACTTCATCTGTCGAAACATGAACCATTCTAGCTTTATGCTTTCTAACTAGTTCAAGTACGTTAGCGGTACCTTTTAAATTAGAGTCAACAAACTCTAAAGGATTATCTATAGATCTATCGACATGTGATTCAGCAGCTAGATGAATAACGTAATCAATTTTTTTTGATATAAACTCTAAAGGGTTAGCCATATGAAGCCTCCAGAAATCATCATTAGTAATATCCATGAAATGATTTTCAACTCTTTCATCACCTACAATATTTTCCTTGGATGAACCTATACCCATCTTATCTAAATTATAGATATAGATATCTTCCTCTTTACTATTTAAAAGCTCCTTAATTACATAAGACCCTATAAAACCACACCCACCTGTTACAACATAATTACTCATTAAAATATAAATTTAAAAGCTCTTTAACATTTTTAACATTCTTATAAACCTGCTCAACAACCATTTCGAAAGTAACAGATTCATGCTCATCATTCCAACTATCGTAATCTGTACTCAACGCAATCGATTGATAAGGTATATCTAATTCCTTTGCTAAGCATACTTCTGGTACTGTCGACATGTTAATTATATCAGCACCCCAGGAACGCCATAGCCGACTTTCAGCTTTCGTACTAAACCTTAACCCCTCTATAGTTATAACAGTCTTATCAGTATGGTGTGGTATGTTTAATTTCTTAGCGCATTTAATTAACTTACTTCTTATACTAGAGTCAAATGGCTCTGCCATATTAACGTGTGTAAATTTTTTATCATCTTCAAAAAAAGAGGTCTTTCTCTTTTTAGTCATGTCTATAAATTGATCTGGGAAAACTAAATGACCAGGTTCAATTTCTTGTTGTAAAGAACCAACTGCTGTAACTGCAATTATTTTTTCACATCCTAATTCTGCGAGCGCTTTTATGTTTGCTCTATAAGGTACGTTTGTAGGGGTATAGATGTGACCACCGCCATGTCTTTTAATATAAAATATTTCATGGTTATTAATTATACCTTTAAATACCCTAGAAGATGGGCTCCCATACTTTGTACCTACCGTTATTGCTTTCTCGAAAAAGTTATCATCACTTAATCCTGATCCTCCAATTAATCCAATTTTCATTTCCAATATCCTTTCTCTGTAATTATTGTATCAATAAGCTCAAACGGTGTTACGTCAAATGCTGGGTTATATACCTTCGAGGTATAGGATGATATTTCATCTGCAGCTCGTTGTTCAATTGGTATCTCTGCTCCGCTTTTAATGTTACGATCAACAGTAGAGTCGGGTGCAGCTACATAAAATGGTATTTTATGATGCTTTGCTAAAACAGCTAAATTATATGTACCTATTTTATTTGCTACATCTCCATTTTTTGTAATTCTATCAGCTCCAACAATAATAAGATCAATTTTTTTATCCCTCATTACTGACCCTGCCATACTATCAGTTATTAATTTATACGGTACTTTAGAACGTTCCAATTCCCATGTATTCAATCGCGCACCTTGTAGTAGAGGTCTCGTCTCTGGTACATAAACTTCTATATCTTTTTCGAAAGCATGCGCATATTGTATACATCCTAAAGCTGTTCCAATTCCCCCAGAGCATAACCCCCCAGTGTTGCAAATAGTCATTACCTTTGCCTTTTCAGGAAATAAATTAGAACCAAATAAACATAACGCATCACATCTTTTAATATCGTCTTTATGAATTTCTTCAGCGCATTTTAAAAGATAGCGTCTTGCCTCTATTAAGTCAAACTTAGTATCTTCCAAATACATTGTTAATTTTTCTTTCATTATATCAACAGCCCACTTAAGATTAACAGCTGTTGGTCTAGCACCAGCAATTTTTTCCCAATCACTAAGTAACAGTCGATTAAATGATTCTTTTATTAGAGAGTTACATTTAAAAGCAACTAACGCACAAGCATATGCACCTACACAACCCAATGCTGGGGCTCCTCTAATAGATAATCTTTGTATAGCTGCAATAACTTCATCTAGATTACTTGTCTCTATATATTTTTCTTCTTTAGGTAGCTTAGTTTGATCTAGAATAATTATCTTACCTTTATCCCACGACACTGTTGGAGTTAATTCGATTGGATACTCTCTCATTTCTTTTTTAAAATATCAGGATTTTGTTTAACTGTTTGTATAGTAATTAAATCTTTAATTCTAGTTGTTGACCATTCATGTGAACGGGTCGTATAAATTATTTTCGGGGGCAGATCATCTCCCGTAAATGGTTTACCGATATAATCCTCTCCAAGAATTCTAACATCGGGTTTAAAGAACTTAATTAAGTCATATAGTTCTTCTTCTGTTTGATACATATACACATCATCAACATACTGAATAGCCATTAATGTCTTATACCTTTCATAATAAGGTATAACTGGCTTATATTTTGTATATCTAGTTGACGATGGGTCTTTTTGAAGAAAAATAAGAAACCTATTGCAATGTCTTTTTGCTTCTTCAAATGTGTAAATATAACCCGGGTGAAGGAGATCAAAACTACCCGCGGTAAAACCTACTACTTCTTTATTCATCCTTTATTATATTAGTCAAAGCTTGATGAATAGCCACTTCTTCATCTAATAGCTCAAAGCTATATTTCTCTTTAAGCTTATCGGTAGATAGAACACAATTTGATCTATTTGCAATACAACCTAACTCTTCGAATGGTACCCAATTCCATTTAGAGTTTTGCAAATTATAATCTGTCATAATTTCTGTAACCTTATCGGTTGAAAGCGCGTTCGGCTGTACAAAATTAACTGTATCTTTTTCTTTAGCTTCTTTCTCATTTGTTATAAGATGCGCGATAAAATCTACTAACTGCGGAATGTACGTTTTAGAATTAACTAGATTAATTAAATTATCATAATTTAAAATTTTAGTAAGATAAGAGCGTTCATGAAGTGTATCACAAAAGGGCATCCTCACTCTTAACGTTAGACCGTAATCACTAGCAAGTTCATAAGCATGCTTACTTTTAGAATATGTAGATGATTCTTCATTTAGTAAACCAAAATTAGGCTCATCATCTTCTTCCCATGCCTTTCCATATCCTGTATATATACATCCAGAAGAAATATGTATGTAGTTAATATTTCTTATTTGGCATATATTACTCACACGTAATGGAGCAAAAGTATTAAGTTCATAACACAGACCAGGTTCTCTTTCACCCTGATCAACATTAGGTCTACCGGTAAATCCGGAACAATTAATTACGTAATCGTACCGCGCAAAAAATGCTCTTATTTTAAAATCGCTGCAGTATATTTTTTCATCTAGAAGATTGATATCAACGTAGTCAAATTCTCGACGAGCTACTGACTCAACAAGAACCCCGGTTTGTGAAAGATAATCATTTCCAACCTCTTCTAGTTTTTTATGTATGTAAGATCCTACATACCCTCTTCCTAATATCAATACTTTAATCATATTTCTAAAGTGTTTGGTTCATATATTTTACTATGCGTCTTGGTACATCTTACAAACGTAGCGCATTTACTCAGATGCTTAAGCTTAGCAGCTCCTACATATGTGCATGTACTTCTAATACCTCCTAAAATATCTTGAACAATATAACGCATAGGTCCTTTATATGGTAGAACCACTCTACGTCCTTCTGAAGTTCTGTAGTCTTTTAAACCCCCGTTATGTTTCTCGTTGGCCTTCTTGCTGCTCATTCCATAGAACTCAACATACTCTTTATCATCGATAATAATTTTTTCCCCACCACCTTCTGTTGAACCAGCTAACATTGATCCAAGCATTACAAAATCGGCACCAGCACCAAATGCTTTAGCTACATCACCAGGTGTCGTACATCCCCCATCAGCAATAATATGACCATCAAGTCCATGAGCAGCATCAGCGCATTCAGCAATGCAACTAAACTGAGGATAACCAACTCCTGTCTTAAGTCGAGTAGTACAAACACTTCCAGATCCAATACCGACTTTAATAATATCTGCTCCAGCTAGAAGAAGCTCTTCAACCATTTCACCTGTTACAACATTACCTGCTATAATATTACATTTAGGGAACGTTCTTCTTACTACCTTTACAAAATCAACAAGAGCTTGTGTATAACCATTCGCTACATCAATACAAATATTACGTACTGAAGCTTTCTTATTAATACGAGCTAACCTCTCATAATCAAACTCGTTTCTACCTACTGTTACAGCTACATGTTTACCTTGATTATCTTTTAGCTCTTCAATAAGCTCCTTTTCATCGATGTCCTTCTTGTAACAAGTAAAGAGATCTAGATCACTTAAGGTTCTTCCTACCTCTAACGTACCAACACCATCCATGTTAGCAGCCATTACCGGTATACCGCAGTAGGAACCACCGTATTTGAATCTAAACGTTCTAGTTAAGTCTACCTCTTTTCTAGATGAAAGAGTAGATCGTTTAGGACGAATAAGTACATCATCAAAATCATACTTTAGTTCAGTCTCTATGCGCATATAAATATTATACGCATATAAAATTATAATCAACTAGATATTTGATCTCTTATATTTTGTGCTGTTATGTCGCCTTCTTCTAAATTATCGGCAATTTGATCAACAAAATTATTACCAAGTTCAGCTAATTCATAATCATCTGTACTTTCAAGTAAATCTTTTATACCATCTAATGCATCAAATAAATTTTCTATCTCTTTGTCAAATTTTTTAAGAACCGAATTACGTTTCATATCGCTATTTATGTATTAAATATAGTTAATGTCATTTTCAAGGGAAGTAAACTTAATTTTAGAAAAAGCAGGTTCCTATAAACCTATTAATCTACCATATTCGCTAAATGCTCTTGAACCTGTAGTTAATAGACAAACAACAGATTTTCATTACAACGATCATTATAAGGGTTATGTTAAAAAGTTAAATGCTGCTATGGTTAATAAGAAAAAACCACCATTAGTAGAATTAGTTAAAGATATTAAAAAATACAACGATCATATAAAAGACAATGCAGGTGGCGCATATAATCATCAGTTGTTTTTTAATATGATGAAACCTGGTGGTAGTAATTTTACAGGAGAAATAAAAGATAGAATCTTAAAACGTTTTGGTACATACGCAAAATTTAAAAAGGAGTTTATTGAAAACGGTAAAAGTCAATTTGGGTCTGGTTGGGGTTGGTTAGTAGAAAAAGACGGTAGATTAGATTTAGTCCGGACGCCAAATCAGGATAACCCATTAATGTTTAATTTAGGTAAACCTATCTTAGGGGTAGATGTGTGGGAGCATAGCTATTATCTAATGTATGGACCGAAAAGAAAAGAGTGGTTACAAAACTTCTTTGAAATTATTAATTGGGATTTTTGTTCAGCTTTACTACATACTAGCTAAAATAGCCTCTACTTCTGCTTTCATATAATTTACATGATAAGATAAAAATCTATCATCTTTCAAGTAAAATATCACACATTTCCTGCACCTCTTACCTGACATCTTTTCATATAGATAAGCATATAGTGATAGTTGTAGACCGTATAAATTAAACTCACAATTATGTAAATGACTTATAGGATCTTTTAAGCGTTCTGAATAAGCTGAGCTAAACCTAAATCTTTTATTAGTCTTAAAGTCACCAATTGTAAATTCATGCTTATGTTCATAGATTAAATCTGCTGTACCAGCAACACTATGCTCTTCATTATACAGAAGATTTTCACATAAAACAGTATTAAAAGAATCTATTGAACGCTCTGCAGCTTTATCGTATGACTTACACAGCCACCCGTAATTATCTTCTACATCTCCATAACTAATATAGTCTTCTAATATTTTATGAATATTAGTACCTCGTGTACAGGCTCTATTTTTCTCTTCTTCCCACATCTCTAATACCAGTTCTTGTGATACTCCTTCTCTTTCTGCAACTCTCTTTGAATGACCATCTCTATCAAAGGGTTGTTTATACTTACCGAGTAAAGTTGTTACAGATATAAAAGGCTCTCCAGTCTCAGTATGCGTATAGGTATGCGCTGCTTCGTCAAACTTTATCTTCACTACCTACTATTATACTTACATTATTATAAAATCAATATTAAATTAACATATCTCTAGAACTACGTAGTTTTTATTATAAATATATAATATGGAGCCGGAAAAATCACTACTCAAAGAGTTTCTAAGCGGTGGTTGGGTCGTGCCTTTGATCGGTGCCGGCGCAATGTTAGCGCGTTTACTTTCAGGTGAAAATAATTATACCTGGGGTCAACAACTTAAAAAAATATTAACTGCTGGTATATCTGCCGGCATAGCATGGTTTATACTAGAACAAACCGAGATTTCATCTCTTTACAAAGCAGTAACGTATGGAATTATTGGAGTTATATCACCTGAAGTGATAGAGGGTATAGTAAAGTTAGGTAAAAAATTTGCAGATAATCCTGAAAAGGTTATTAAAAAATAATGAAACCGAAATATCTAGTTTATATTTTAACAGCTATGATATTGGCATTTGTTATTAGAGGATACTTTTGTGTAGATATGGTTAGTGTATATTTAGATGCTTTAAGTAAAGGAGCTATGCCATCTGACGGTGATTTATATTGTAATGTTACTGAAAACATAGAGGGGTTTAAAAAGCATTTAATTTTTTCTGGAGTATTTGCTATAGTTATTGGTGTTTGTTGCAGGTTAAAAGCACCAAAGTAAATAAATATACATATGGGGAAAAAGATTACTCAGCTTAACTCTAACGAGTTACCATATGATGGAAAAGAACTAGTCGCAATCGTTGAAGCTGGTGAAACCCGTGGTGGTACTCTAAGTTCTATTACCAACTACTTAACCGGTGCAGTGTATAACTCTTTAGGAGGTACACCTGGAGTACAGCCAATAGCATCACCTCTTAAAAATAATTTATTTAGAACAGATCAAAGTATTACTGGAGTTTTAAGTGCATCTGAAGGACTTCATATTGGTATAGACGCTGATACAGATAATGGTGATAATTCTAGTGTTGCTGGTGGTCGAGCTAACTGCGCGAGAGGTGATTGCTCTTTTATTGGAGGAGGTCGTAGCAATTACATTCGTGAGGGTAATTTCGCTAACTACGGTGTTATCGCTGGTGGTTGTCAAAATCATGTGTGCGCTGATAATAGTTTTATAGGGTCTGGTGATACAAATACAATTAAGAATTCTTACTCATTTATTGGAAGTGGTTGTAGTAATCAGATTGATATGTCTTTTGGATCCATTGGCGGTGGATGTAATAATTACATTTTAGAGGACGGTTCGTTGAAGTCATCTGTTATAGGTGGTGGTGAAGTAAACTATACAAAAGGAGGTTACAGCGCTGTAACCGGTGGTCACGCTGTATCAGCAGCTGCTCTTGGAGCGTATGCAGGCGGTGGAGCGCGCAATGGTGCATGTGGAAAACATTCAACTGTAGTAGGAGGATTAAGTAACATTGCTACAACAGATATGTCTTTTATAGGTGGTGGTTCACATAACGCAGTTCATGGTTTAAGTGCTGCAGCCGTAGGAGGTAGGTTAAATATAGTTAAAGGAACAACATCATTTATAGGAGCTGGTTGCCTCAATACAACTAGTTCAGACTTTAGTACGGTAGTAGGTGGTCTTTCCAACCAAACAACATCCTTGAGCGCAACAGTGGGTGGTGGTTATGGTAATACTGCTGGGGGCCAAGGTGCTACAATAGCGGGCGGTTATGGTAATGAAACAACAGCGGATGGTGGTTTTATAGGTGGTGGTAAAGGTAACTTAATTGGTCCTTATTCAGGTTCAGACCCAAGTTACTCAACTATTGCTGGGGGATTAGATAATTTTGTAGGACAAAAATGTGGTACTGTAGGTGGTGGTCAAGCTAATTGTATCTGTTCCAACTCGGGTCACGCAAATACAATTGCTGGGGGATTTAGTAATGATACTGGCAATAGCTCAAATCAATCTACTATAGGTGGAGGGAGTTATAACGGTGTTGATCAGTTTGGTTCCACTGTTGGCGGAGGCAGTCAAAATTGTGTTACCGGTGCTTGTAGTACAATAGGAGGAGGATACGCTAACACAGCTTCGGGCTATCGCTCAGTTATAGCTGGGGGATCGTGCAATACAGCAAGTGGTAGTAATTCGTCTGTAACAGGAGGCTGCAGAAACAGCGCTTACGGAGGTCATAGTACAATTGGTGGTGGGTTAAGTGCAATGACAAACCAGCAGTACGACACCGTAGGTGGGGGATATATAAGCAGAATTTGTGCTTGCTTTGGAAATAACGTTATTGTTGGTGGTGCTATAAATACATTAATTGAAAACGCTAGTGGGGCTTTTATAGGTGGTGGTAAAAGTAATAGTGTTAATGGACCTGCAGCTATAATTGTAGGTGGTACACAAAATAAAATTTGTAATAATGAAGTCGGTTCTGCAATTGTAGGTGGTTCAAACAATATAAGTTGTGAACCTTATGGCTTTATTGGTAATGGAGTTAGAAATGAACTTAAAACTGAAGCTGCTTGTAGTTTTATTGGTAATGGTAACTGCAATGTAGCTTGTAGAGTATACAGTTTTATTGGAACCGGTGTAAATCACGAAGTCGATGGTGATTACGGTGTTATAGTAGGTGGTTCACAAAATAAAATTAAAACAGATAACTGCTTGCAAACAATAGTAGGTGGGGCAAATAATTGCGCATGCGCGGAAGGGGTTTTTATTGGTGGTGGTTTTAGTAATATTGCCCAAGCATGCTACGAGGTTGTTGGTGGTGGGTATGATCATCACGCATGCGGAGATTTTAGTGTTATTGCCGGGGGATGTAATAATAATACACGTGCTAGCCAGACGTTTATTGGAGGAGGATCCAGAAATACAACATGTGATATATATGCAGTAGTGGTTGGAGGTGATCAAAACACTGCTACATGTAAATATGCAGCTGTTGTATCTGGTAAAGTAAATAGAGTTATGGCAAATTACGGTTTTATTGGATCAGGTCATAACAATACACTTTCAGCTGCTCATGCACATTCATCTATACTTGGAACAGGCTTGCAGTCTGTCTCAGCAAATATGCTGCATGCCGCATTATTAGCCTTAAGTGGTATACCTACATCTGATCCTGGTGTCGATGGTGTAGTATGGAGAGATGGTACTGATTTAAAAATATCTGTCTAGATTTTTCTGGAAGCTTGTATATATATAGTATATGGCAAGCACTATATTTCACATTGAAGGGGGCATAGGTAAAAACGTTGCAGCAACTGCAGTAACTTCTGCTTATAAGAAAGCGCATCCAAAGCGTAAGATTATTGTTGTATCAGCATGGCCTGAAGTGTGGATTAAAAATCCACATATTGCTAGGTTTTATGCAATTGGTAATACACCATATTTTTATCAAGATATTATTAAAGATAAAGATGTTGAAGTGTATAGTCAAGACCCATATAGAACTACTCCACATATTACAAAAAAAACACATCTTATTAAAACATGGTGTAAGATGGTAGGTATTAAACATAATGGTGAATCGCCTGTTTTAAATTTTAATTTAAGAGAGCTTGAAGAAGGAAGAGCATATATTAACCAGTTTAGCGACGGTCGACCTACTTTATTATTTCAACCATTTGGAGGACCAGGACCAGAGCACCAGAAGCATCCATACTCCTGGACAAGAGATTTACATCCAACAATAGCTCAAGAGGTAGTAAATAGGTTAAAAGAAAAATATAACATTATCCATGTTGGTTATGAGTTTCACCCTACACTTGAAGGTTGTCATCGATATCATCAGCTAATAGGTAAAAAAGCATTATTTAGTATGGTTGCTCATAGTGATAAGAGGTTGTTTATTGACTCATCATTGCAGCATGCTGCAGCAGCTTTAGGACTTAAGTCTACTGTAACATGGGTAGCTACTGAACCGAAGATATTTGGTTATAAAATACATGATAATATTTCTCCGAAAGTAGAATACAAAGATGGACATATAGATTCATATCTATTTGATTATGACTTCACCGGTGTAATACATCAATGCCCGTATAACAAGCTTGAAGAGCTTCATGATGTTGATGCAATTGTAAAGTCTGTAGATAATCAATAATACGAACCGTATATATCAGTATCGTTAACATCCATATCCATTACATCTTCTTTTGATACATCGTCAATGTCATATGGATCTTGAACAGTTGGATAAGTCTTACCATCTGATGTAAGTTGATCAACCAATGTAGTTGATAATACACCACTGAAAGAGTTATCATAAACTTGCTCGTTAACGTTCTCACTTGATAAGCCGCTTTCAAACGAGTACGCATAACGCTTACCTCTTAATCTATATATGTAATGGCCTAAGATTGGATTAAGAGCTGAAACGTCTTGATCCATTCGTTCTGTAATTTCGTATTTAACTGACCCTCTACCATTAGGTCTATCACAGCCTAATACTTTTAAATCAATAACATCACCAGCTTTAGGTTCAACTGATTGACCTACTGATGCATAGTCAAAATATTCACCCGCTGCAGCTGCAAAAGTACTAATGTGCACAAATGCAGTAAATTCATCACCAGGATCAAAACCAAATTTACTTAAGTTAACTGCATCATCAGATAGTTCAATATACATCTGCACGCTTGATAGAGGTCCTTTGAACTGCGCGTCACCTGAAGTAATAGCAGCTTCACCAAAGTCTTCACCATATAATAAATCAGCAGCTGATAAGTTGAAAGTGTTTATATAATAATCAACCGGTATACCAAAATTGTTTATTAGATCATTAAACGCTTGATCGTATACAAGTTGCTCTGCTTGCAGATTAGATGGATTAACAAACTCTCCACACGACGGTATCATAGTTGCCGCCAGTACTTTATCTGGCGTACAATTTAATCTATTTTCGTTACATGGAGGTGATGTTGGCATTTTTACCTATTCTTTAATATACCGCAATGGTTACCCTCTTCATCTTCAAACATTACAACTTCAACACCAGAGTTACCGAGGGTCTTAGTAACTCCGGGACTAAAATCTACTTGATACTTATCTAACGAATCATGTAAAGGCATACCCATTAATTTTATTTGATGAGCACCACCATTTACTAAATTACGTACATGAGGGCATGCATGTTTATGCTGTTTTGGAACAGTGTTTAAATGTTTCTTAGATAAACCAACACGGTTAATATTTTTACCGACACGCATATGCGGATTTAATAATTCTTCTCCTTGATAATACTCAAAAAATGTTTTAAAGCTCTCGTTGTAAATTTTATCATACGATGAAGAAATTAAATCAATTAGCTCTCCTATAGACTCTGTATTACGTAAAACTTTAAATGCTAAATTCTCAACACTAAATTCTCCTTCACGAGCTAAACCACGCTTACGCATTTTAGATATCTTATCCTTTAAACGTTTAGCTTTATCATGAAGCTCTTTTGCTTCACTCCCTCTAGCAGTAGATATCTTTTCCTTTAAAATTGCAATATCTGTTTCAATTGCATTAGCCTTTTTAAATACATCCTTAACGTCTACTGATGGCGGGTCGTAGGATGGTTCTGTAATCCACTTATCATCTTTTAAAGAATAGAGACCTGAAGCAACATGAGGCTCATCTTTATCTTGCATATACATTTCAACATCATGTCCTCTTAAATTTACGTTATGTCTAAGGTTCCATACAAACCTATCACCATCTAATGCTTTTTTAACTAAATCTTCATCTTCATTTATATCTTTAAAATCGATTAACACATGAACATCGAGATCAGAATATTCGTTGTAATTATAATTACTATTACTACCGGTAAGTGTAATATCATCTATTTCAACACCCTGTAGGTCTAAATTATCGACAAAATCATCAGTAATAGACAATAGTTTTTTTCTTATATCTGGGTCAAATTTATTGTCCTCAGACCAAAACTTTTGATTTAGAGTTTCGTTGTAAAACCTCACATTTATATTTATTAAAAAAGCCCGAAGAGGGTCACTCAACGGGCTTTTTTATTATTTAATTTTTGAGCAGCTTATTCAAAAGCGTTTTTACCAACTGGTAAGTTACCAACTTTGTTTTTACCACCTTTACCATCATTAACAGTATGATTAAGAGTTGATCCAGCGTCTACTCCGTAACCTCCACCGTCTTTCATTTTAGCAGCTCCAGTTGGTTTTAAGTTACCGACTTTGTTTTTACCACCGTGTCCGTAATCAACTGTGTGCTTAAGAGTTGATCCAGCGTCAATTCCATATCCACCTCCATCTTTCATAGCTGCCTCTTCATCCTCTTCTGGATGCTCTTGGTCTTCAAACTCTGTGTCGGTTACTTCTTCAACATCAACATCAATGTCAACTTCTGTTTCTTGTTGTGCGATAGCTGTTTGTAAAATATCACAAAGGCTTTGTGCTAGTTGTCCGGGAATGGATACTGTGATTTCCTCTGGAACCTCATCAACCACCTCATCGGTTTCAATTCCAAGGGCTTCAAGCTCTGTGACATCTTCAGCATCTTCGCCAAAGTTTTCACTAACCATTACCTTATTATAAAGTTTATCAAATACTGAAGTCTTGCTCATAAAATTATTTAGGCCATCTCGTGCAATTTTCTCGTGTTCTTCTAAAAATTCTTCGTCTTCTTCGTTATTTTTTCCTTTCTTCTTGTCTTTTAGAGCTTTTTCCATTGACTCATCAGTATCACCATCATCATCAACATCCGGGTAATCTGGTCTTTTACCTTTTTCTTCTTCATCTTCTTCCGGACCTACATTACCGGAGTAAGCTACCTGACCGTAAGTTGGGCCAGTTGGATCTGGACCGTCACAATCACCTGGATCATTACCATTACCATACGTATAGCCTTTTATATTATAGATATTGTCTTTCTTATCTTTATCTGACAATTTGGTTATATCAACTTCTGCTGGTCTAAAACCACCCTGTTCCTCTGGACCGCCTTTAGTTAGTGGGGCATCTCCAATTTGACCTACCGGTACATCCTCATTGATAACTACTTTATTAAACACATCTGCATATGCTTCTCCTAATGACATGAAGTCTTTACTTTTTGACATGTAATTATTTATGCTACCTATTAAATATTTCTGTGACTAGACAAGATAATATGTTCTATATGGGTAATAAAAACTTACCCAACGTTAACTGGAAGGGTGAATATACTAAAGAACAAGTTAGAGACCTCAAGAAAGCTAGTAAAAATATCTTATATTTTGCTGAAAACTTCTTTCATATTATTAATCTAGATAGAGGTAAAGAAAAAATAAATTTATATAAACCTCAAAAAAGAGCTCTTAGAAAGATGAGAGATAATCGATTCTTTTGTTTATTAGCATCTAGACAGATAGGTAAGTCAACAATGATGACTATCTATATATTGTGGCAAGCATGCTTTAATAATGATCAACGTATACTTTTAGTAGCAAACAAAGAAGCAACCGCTATTGAAATCTTTCAAAGAGTTAGAATGGCATACGAAGAGCTTCCTAACTGGCTTAAACCACCGGTAAAAGAATATGCTAAAACATCAATGACGTTAGAAAACGGAAGTCGTATAGGTATTACAACTACTACCGGTACTGCTGCTCGTGGTCAATCAGTTAACTGTTTAGTTATTGATGAGATGGCTTTTATTGAGTCTCACTTAGTTGAAGAGTTTTGGAAATCGGTCTTTCCTATTATTACTTCTTCTAAGAATTCTAAAGTATTTGTTTGCTCTACTTCTAATGGCACAGATAATTTATTCTATAAATTATACCACGGAGCAATTGAAGGTGAAAATGGATGGGCACATGATAAAATAAAATGGGATGAAATACCAGGGAGAGATGAAGCTTGGGCTCAAGCTACTAAAACTGCTATTGGGTCTGCAGATGCATGGTTACAAGAATTCGAATGTGAGTTCATACACTCAGGTGAATCTACTCTCGATGACGAACTATTTGAAGAAATGATGTCTAAGGTAACTGAACCTAAAATTGTTTTAGATGATGGTCATTATAAGATATGGGAAGAGCCTGATGATAGTAGATTGTATGCTGCAGGAGTAGATATATCTGAAGGAGTTGGAGTTGATTCATCTGTCATTCAGATTTTAGATATAACCGATATTAAAGACATCAAACAGGTAGCTGTATATAGAAACAACAAGATCCCGCCTTTAGAGTTTACTAATAGATTATACAAAATTTTACGTAACTGGGGGTCTCCCTTAGCTCTCATAGAGAGAAACAATTGTGGCGCGCAAGTAGTGGATAGGTTGTCAGAAGATTTAGGATATGAAAAATTAGTATCATACGGTAACAAAAATGCTCATCGTAGAAATGTAATGAGAGGTATGATAGCTCATACTAATACTAAGTACAAAGGTGTTCTTAATATGAGATACTTCATGAATGAAATAAGAGTAGTTCATATAAATGAAGAACAAACAGTAGCTGAGTTAAGAAACTTTGTTAGATATCCAAATGGTACTTGGAAAGCTCGTGCAGGTTTTCATGATGATAGAGTAATGGCGATGTTATATGCATTATTCATTTTGGAGAAAGAAATAACTGAGCGGTTCTTCGAAATAGTTGAGGTTGATGATATGGGTAAGCCTTCTGTTATTGAGCCTATGGACTTTGGAGTACAGTATTTCGAAGACCCGACATCAATATACTTAGATGATGAAATAGTTGGAAGTACTAACCATCAAATGAATGCATTAGTATGGGGGATGGGCGAAAGTGAAGCTGATTCTGATATGGATGATTTAAGAGCTTTCGGGTATCAACTTATTAATGAAAAACCGCCAGATGATTGGCAAGCTGGTCTACCAAGAACAGATAATTTACTATAAATATATTATATGGCTAGAAACACTATGCAGCAGTCCATGCTGAATAAATCAAGAGCAGATAAGTTCTTGTTAATTTTTGATGTACCTCCAATTTTAAAAGATATTAATAAAAATTATACTCAAGAACAAAATAACACTACTATTATTAGTGACTCTGTACAGTTTTCTATTTTTGGTGCAGCAGTACCAGAAATAACAGTAGCTGCTCAAGAAACACGCTATGCTGGTAGTACACTATATGTATCTTCTCACTCTAAAGATCCTTTCCCACCTGTTACAGTTAATTTTAATGTTGATAACGAATATCGAAACTACTGGGTAATTTATCAATGGATAAACTTACTACATGATCAACATATAGGAAAATACAATCAACGTGAGTTAAATCAGAATGAATCACCTGACTTTAGAGATTATCAAACAGATTTAACAATTTATGGTAAAGATGAATTTAATAACAATCGAATAAAATTCACGTATACTAAAGCATTTCCTACTACATTAGAAGCTGTAAATTATAATTATCAAGATTCTAACGAAATAACATCAGGATTTACATTTGTTTATTCGCAATTACATACTGAAGTCATTAATTTTTGAATTAATTTGGTTAAAAAAGGATAAATAATTTTATGGCACAGCGTACAATTACCTCCCCTGGAGTAGAAATTAGAGAATCAGATCTTTCACTTACGGCCCCAGCAAATGTAGGAACTAACATATACGTTACTGGGTTTGCACAACAGGGACCCATTGATGAAGTTTTAAGAATTACAACAACACAAGAGTTAGCTCAAGTATTTGGAACTCCTACTAACTCTTCTGAAAGATATTTCCATTACACTATACGAGAGCTTTTAAACTCTCCTTCAAACGTATATGCAGGAAGGTTACCTTATGGTCCTGATACAGGTGATGGGTTTGGATCTAAATATTCTGCGCTGGCGTATCCGGTTACTGCTGTTTCACCTACTCTGTATAGCGGTATAAGTAGTACCGGTATACAGGCAAGTCTTAGCCAATCGAGTTCTGCTACGTACGTACTTGGTTCACCGGTGCATGTAGATTTAACCGAGTCGCAATATTTATCAGCACTTGCCGGACAAGAGTATACATGGCAGGCAACTAATAATGATGCTAAGAAAATTGAAAGTTTGCTCGGAGCAAATAAGATTGAAGGATTTGGACATGCTGGTATTGTTGTTTTAAATAAAGCGCAAACAACTATTAATCAACAGTTTGAAGGTCTTTATGTTGGTATAACGGATAACGTAAATGTAAACCCAGCTTCTAATTTTAATAGTATTTCCGGTATTAAAACTACTACTGAAGCGGCTACAGCAGGTCAAAGAGAGGAAGATCTTACTGAAATACCAAACGGTACTCTGACATTTAATGTTACTGCTAATTATGAAAACGGTACAAATAATAGTATATCAGAGGTGATTGATAATTTAGTTGATTACGATCTAAATAGTAGAGAGTTTGATGATTATCTTAGCTTAGGGGTATTTAAATTACGTAAATCAATTTATGCGAATGAAGCATTTAAGCTTGATTATACGTTAACAGACGGTATAGTTGGCTCGATTAATACATTTAGAAAGCAACTTAACCCGAACGGGGGACCTGATGTTTCATCTTACGTAAGTAATAGGGCTAGTGGTTCTAACAACATAACAGTTTTAGTTAATGATTATCTTTCTAATCGTCTGGCCGGAGGTGAAGCTCTTAATCCAGGTGGTAGACCTCTTAAGAAAATACGTGTTCTATCTGATAACTTTGTTGGTGCATTATCAAGTTCACTTGGTTTTGCTTTATCCGCAAAAACTCCAGTGGGAGATTCCTTATCGACCATAAACGTACTTCGCCGGGCTCTAGCTGGTGATAATGCACCGCCACCTAATAGAGCAGACGCAGCATACCTTTACCCGGTAGCTGCTTATACTAACCAAACAATAACTGATAAAGTACTTGGTAATATACCAAGTAAGATTGAAAGAGCTCTGGACAATATTAAGAACGATGAAGTCTATAATATTGACGTCGTTGTTGAAGGTGGGTTGGGAACGATCTACTCAGTAGCATGTGCCGCATTCGCAGGAGATTATTACGATGAGTTTTCACAAACTAACAAAATTGTGCAAGCTGTAAATGGACTTAGAACATCAAGTGATATTTCTGGAACTGCAGCTACTCTTAGAAACGATTACGCCGCAGTGTTTAATAAGTTTGAAAAATTTGTTAAACCACCGTATGAAGGTGGTGATAGAGGTGATTGCATATTCATTGCTGATCCAATTAGGCAAATATTTGTACAAGGTCAAAATACTAAGATTCTTGATAATAAGAATAATAACTTTCAAACAGATGTATTTTGGCCAGTTAAGCATCAATTCGAAAATGAGAATACATCTTATGCAACAACATATGGTAACTGGTCACTAGTTAATGACAGTTATACAGGACAAAACGTCTGGGTACCATTTTCTGGTTTTGCCGGCGCTGCCATGGCAAGAACAGACGCAGTAGCCTTCCCATGGTTTGCACCAGCAGGATTTACAAGAGGTTTAGTTGGAAATGCACTTGATATTTGTGTTAATCCAAACCAAAAACAACGTGATGAGTTTTATAAAGCAAACATTAACCCTGTAGCACAATTTCCAAATCAAGGAATAGTGATATTTGGTCAGAAAACATTGCAGAAGAAACCAAGTGCGTTTGATAGAATTAACGTAAGAAGGTTGTTCTTAGCACTTGAAAGACCTACTAAACAATTAACAAGGCAGTTTGTCTTTGAGCAAAACTCTGAATTTACTAGAACAAGATTAGTTAACGCTTTAACCCCAATATTCGAAAGAGCAAGAAATAACGAAGGATTATTTGATTACTTAATTGTATGTGATGAAAGAAATAACACACCATCAGTAATCGATGCTAATGAGTTGGTTGTAGATATATACTTAAAACCAACAAGAACAGCAGAATTTATCTTAGTTAACTTCTACGCAACTAGAACGGATGCAAATTTCCAAGAGTTAGTTGGTGGTTAATAAAATTGAACACTAAATAATAATATGGCCGATACAACAACAATTCAAAAATTCTTTTCTCAAGCTGGAGCGAATCAATTTTCGCGAGATTTTCTTTTTCGTGTGCAAGGGATTAGTTTACCTGGAGTTGAGTTTCTAGGAGATGGTAACGGAGATATTTCACCTGATTTAGTTTATGCTAAAACAGCAGAGTTACCTGGTAGAAATATTGAAGATAAAGTTGTAAACTATTTTGGACAAGAGTTTCACTTACCTGGTAAGTCTACTTACCCTGGAGCAGCTGGTTATTCAATTGATTTTTATCATGATGAAAACTGTCAGTTAAGAACTAAATTTGAAGCAGCTTCTAGGATTGTTTTCAACAATGAAACTTCCTTAGGTCAATATGGTATGCCTGGTGAAGGATCTTATATTGATTTAGTTCAATTGAATAAAGAATTAAATCCAGTTAGAAAGTTTAAACTAGTTGGTGCTTCTATAAGAGACATTGGACCAATTAGTTATGACATAGCAGATGGTACTGGTGAAGTGTTAAGCTTTTCTGTAACGTTTGCATACCACTTCTACAGAGATTTTGCTGCAGCATAATTATTCTTTCTTATAGGTTGCCGATTAAATACTATTAATGGCATTTCATAAACCAACGTATGATTTTCTTGATGCGTACAGTACGTCAAATTATACATCTAAATTCTTTTTATCACATCCATTTCTATGGAAAGTGTCTTTCTTCTACCCACAGGATTTAGTATATTCAATTAACGCTGCGCTAGAGAAAAGCCCTGAAGAGCATTGGCGTGCAATTAAGCAACCATACGACTACACAGATCATACAATCGGTAATATACTTGCTGCTCGCTCTATTACTGTTCCGAATGAAAATACACAATTTGATGTTGCGGGTAATATGAACCAAGGTGGCTTTTTACCTGGTTATGCAGTTCAAAAACGAACAGATTTTTTAAGTAAGAATCTAGTAATAAACTTTTTTGATACAGAAGATGATATAGAGCATTTGTTTTTTAGACCATGGATGGTAGCAGTAGGTATCGACGGCTTAATGTTACGTAATTTACTTTGCCCTGCAGTAGAATTAGTACAATATAATAATGTAGGTGCACGTCGTAAAGGTTATAGATTTCTTGATGTTTTTCCAACAAATGTTGAAGGTTATTCGTTAAACTATGATAATACAGACTATATTGAAAAATCAATTACGTTTGGATTTAAAAATTATCAACCAATTCCTATATTTGGTGATCCACGACCGGTACCAGCTCCGCCGGTGTTGTAGTTATAGAATTAGTGATTAATTAATCACATGGTCATGACCTTCACACTTCCAAATGGTAAGGAAGTAAAAGTAAAACAATTTTTGTATAAGCATATACGCGAACTACTACTTCATAATAATTCATTACATACAAAGTTAAATTATCTAGAAGATTTTATTGTTACCAAAAACTTAAATGTTATTGAAAAGTTTATCACTCTACTAATGTTGAGAGAAAAATGTATTAGACCTACTGCGCAAATAACTATTGGCGGTAATGATAAGGATGTTAATATCAAATACATTCTAGAATCATTTCAAGAGTGTTTAGATATAAGGCGTGAAGTTATTAGAGATAACATTGAGATAACTTTAGATTACCCTTCACGTTTTTGTGTAAATACAGATAACGTGTTAAGTGTTATACGCGGCATAACAATTGAGGGCGAAGCATTAAACTTAGATATATTAACTGATGAAGAGTTTGTACAAATTATTAATAAACTACCTGCTGATGTTTTAAACAATGTAAATGAGTTTGTTAGTGAAAAACAAGATGCATTTAGATACCCTCTTCTTCAAGGAAAAAATAACCCCATTAATTTAAATTTTTTAAGTAGTTCACCGTTTTTGTTTATTGATAGTATGTTTTCCGGACTAGATGAAAACACATATAGAGAGTATTTGTTTATACTAAGTAGACGTATACCTGATGTAAACTTCCTCGTTAATAGTACATTAGTAGACATATTAGATTATCTAGAGCTGTATAAAAGAGAATGTGATGAAGAGAACGAGAAGTTGCAAAAATAGATACTTCGTTAAATATTCGTATGAGCAATTCAACCACTAGTGATTTTTTAGATAAGCTATCCTCTTTAAAAAATGACTTTAAAGTGTATGTACCTTCTATCAAAAAAGATGTAGTTGCAAAACCTATTACGTTAAAGCAACAAAAAGATATAATTTCAACAGCTGTTAATGGTGTACTTGGTGCATTGCAGTTTACCGAGGCTATTAACAATATAATTCTAGAAAATGTTGAAGGTGATCAGTTTTATGCATTTGATAGAGTGCCAATTATTCTAGGGTTAAGAAGTCATTCTCTCGGAGATAATGTTAATGTTGAGAGCGGGGAAACCATATCTATTAACTCATGTCTCAAAAAAGCAAAAGCACCTACTAAGTTTAAATTAAATGGTAAGGCTACTATTGATTCAATAAAAGTTAATTTACGTATACCCACTCTTAAAGAAGAAAATCAAATTGTTAAAAAGTGTATTTCAGAGATTGATAAACTTAAGACAGAAGATTTATCAGAGGCTATGGGATTAATATATATCTTTGAACTTATTAAACATATTGAATCTATAACAATTGATGATCAGGCGGTAGAGTTTAACGACTTAAAAGTAATTGATAGAGTTAAAATTGTTGAAGAGTTGCCTCTAGAGTTATATGAAAGTATTACTACCTTTTTAAAGGATGTTAGTGAATATGACAAATCAATATTAACTGTTGATGATACAACAATTGCTATTGACCCAACCTTCTTTGATGCTGCGTCTAATACATAAATATATATGTGGATGACGAAACTCTAGACTTAATACAGGCATTAAGCCAATCTAACAGCAAAAATAATAGAAAGTCTGTTAAAGATCGGGATGTAAGAGGTTCTGATAAAGTTAATCCGGTTTTGAAGTCTAATGAAGCAAGACGAGCTTTTAATATAGGTACAGCTCTTGCTAATGCTTTTTTTACAGTTAAGAAAAAGAACGAAAAAGATACTTTTGGTGCTACAGCTACTACCCCAGCTGAGAAAGCAACAGCAACAGCAACAAAGGGAGCTGCAATGAAGCCAGGTAAATTACCTCTACTCCTAGCCTTAGGAGCTGGTATTACAGCTTTTGCTACTTGGTTAGCAGATTTCTTAGGACCGGTAGGAGAGTTTATAACTAAAACATTACCTAAAATACTTAAACCTATGGGAAATGTAGCAAAGGGGTTTTTTACAGCAATAAAAGGTGGAAAACTTTTAGCTACATTAACTGGCATAGCTGGAAAGATAGGTAAAAGATTATTAAAATTTGGTAGGTTTATACCTGTTATAGGTTCC